TATTTTGCGAGAAGTCGTAGGAGATCATCTAAATGATAAGAAAAAGAAGAAACTTCTTGAGGAATAATGGCAAAAGTAGACAGACCACTCGTTAATAGGACTCCATTTAGAGATATTAGTTTATCATTTGGTCGCCATCCTGTGACTAATGACATTGGTGTCTTCGTAAATGAAGATGCAATCAAGAGAGCTGTCCAAAATTTAGTAAGAACAAGAGTTGGTGAAAGATTTTATCAAAAATCAATAGGTAGTCCTCTTGAAGATACTCTATTTGAGCAACAAGATCCCGATACTGCTCAAGTTTTAGAGGACGATATAAAGCTTTTACTTGAAAATCATGAACCTAGGGTAAGTAATTGTGAAGTAGGAGTGAGTTATCCTTTAGATACTAATGAATTAAACGTAGCTATCAAGTATGATGTCACTGGGATGCAGTTTCCACAGCAAAGTATAGAATTTATTCTTCAATCAACTAGAGTATAATGTCATTTAATCAGTTTACAAACCTAGATTTCGCTGAGCTTAGAGCTCAGATTAAAGATTACCTTCGATTGAACAGCGATTTTGCTGATTTTGACTTTGAAGGTTCCAACTTTTCTACCTTAATTGACCTTTTAGCGTATAACTCTTACATTACTGCTTACAATACTAACATGGCAGTCAATGAGTGTTTCCTTGACAGCGCTACATTGCGTGAAAATGTCGTTTCTCTTGCTAGAAATATTGGATATGTTCCAAGATCTACCAGAGCTGCACAAGCTACCGTTAATTTTAGTGTAGATTTAGGCACAAATGACACAAAAATCTTAACTTTGAAGGCTGGACAAGTTGCCCTAGGTAATCAAACAGGAAGTCAGTACATATTTTCAATTCCAGACGACTTTGTAGCTACAACTAGTGACAATAATACTGCTGTTTTCAGTAATTTGAAAATCTATGAGGGAATTTATCTTCAAAAAACATTTTCCATTGATTATTCTCAACCAAATCAAAGATATATCCTCCCAAACGGAAATATTGACACAACTTCTATCCGTGTAACTGTCTCTTCAACCACAGATGAGATTTATACGCTCTATGATAACATTTTACGAGTGGATGCTACCTCTAAATTGTTCCTAATTCAAGAAATTGAAGACGAACAGTACGAAATCTTATTTGGTGATGGAATTATTGGTAAAAAACCGCCAGCTGGAGCATTAGTAACTGTAACTTATATCGTTACTAACGGAAAAGGTGGAAATGGAGCTAGAAATTTCTCATTTGTTGGTATTTTGAAAGATGATACTGATTCAACAGTTACTCAAGGCATATCGGCTCTCTCAACATCTCAAAAATCAGATAACGGAGACAATATTGAAGATATTAGTTCAATCAAATACTTAGCACCTCGTATATACTCCTCACAATACCGTGCAGTAACCGCCAATGACTATACAGGTATAATTCCATTCGTTTATCCTAACGTTGAATCTGTGACTGCCTACGGTGGAGAAGAACTAGATCCACCTGAGTATGGAAAAGTGTTTATTTCCATAAAACCGAAGAATGGTTCTTTCCTTTCACAGATTACTAAAGATGATATCTCTAGACAGCTTAAACAATATTCCATTGCTGGTATCAAACCAGAAATTATTGATCTTAAATATCTTTATGTTGAAGTCGATACTTCTGTCTACTATAATACTAATGCAACGAGCGATGCAACAGAATTAATCAGTAGTGTTACAGAAGCTCTAACAACTTACTCCAATTCATCCGACATTAATGCTTTCGGTGGTAGATTTAAGTATAGTAAAATTGTAGGTTTGATAGATGACTCTGCTAGAGGAGTTACGTCTAACATTACTAGAGTTAAGATGAGACGTAATATAACCCCTGAGTTAAACACTTTCGCAACATATGAACTTTGCTACGGAAATGCCTTTTATGAACAACCAAATGGATATGGCATACGTTCTAGTGGATTTACTGTAAATGATATAGATGGAACTCTATACATGGGTGATGTTCCTACAGCTGGAACAACTGTTGGAAAGATAGTGTTCTTTAAACTTGTAAATAACCTCCCATTGATAATCAAGAATGATGCTGGTACTGTAGATTACGTCCACGGAGAGATTAATTTGGATGTGGTAAATATAACAGGTGCATCATTAACAAGTGGAGTTATTGAAGTTGAAGCAATACCAGATTCTAACGACGTTATTGCTTTAAAAGATTTGTATTTACAATTAGATGTCTCAAACAGCACAGTTAAAGCTTTACCAGACGTTGTTTCCTCTGGAGAGAATACTTCTGCAACCGCATACGTTACAACATCAAGTTACGCTAGCGAATCAATCTATACACGATAAATGACAGACATAAAAAGAGTAAAAGTCTCCCATGTGATTGAATCACAGGTTCCTGAGTTTTTGACTCAGGAGTCACCTCTTTTTGTCGATTTTTTAAAAGCTTATTATAAATCACAAGAACATCAATCTGGTGTAGATGACTTAGCAAATAACTTAGCTAAGTACAGACAGATTGGGGCATTCAATGCCGAGACCTTAGTTGTTAGCACCACACTAACAGACAACGTTTATGCTGGTGATGACATTATAACAGTAACTTCTACCACTGGATGGCCCGATAGTTACGGTTTATTGAAGATAGACAACGAGATTATTACATATACATCAAAGACCGACACACAATTTTTAGGTTGTGCAAGAGGATTCAGTGGAATAGACCAAATATCAAAAAAAGACGCAGCTGAGTTTCTTAATTTTGCAGAAACTAATGCTGAAGTGCATTTAATAGGTGCAACAGTTCAGAATTTAAGTAATTTATTTCTACAAACATTTTTTACTAAATTTAAGACAGAATTTTTACCTGGCTTTGAAAACAGATCATTTATATCTGGAACATCTGTTACTAACGTCCTAACAAGGGCAAAAGACTTCTATATGTCGAAGGGAACTGATGCTTCATATCAGATTCTATTCAAACTTCTCTATGGTGAAGATATTGAGCTTATCAAACCAATAGAAAACACTATTGTTCCTTCCGCCAACGTATATTTCAAAACTAAACACGTTCTTGTTGAAAATTTGTTTGGTGGACAACCATTAGAGACTATTGGTAACTTCTTATATCAAGATATTGCTGGAATTGGAACTGCGAGTGCTTCAATTTACAATGTAGAGTATAGACCAATAAATCAAACTGATTTTTATGAGATATCACTTGACTCGACATCATTTGACGGATCTTTTCAAGTGCCTGGTAAAACTAAAGCGTTAGAAGCTACCGTAGCAGAGGCTCCAACACTAGTTGTTGACTCTACAGTGGGATTTGGACAAAGTGGTACTCTATTAGTCAAACCAAGAGAAGGTGCAAACTTTTTAACTCTAAATTATACTGATAAAACCATAAATCAGTTTTTAGGCGTTACTGGTATCACGACTTCTTTGGTTTTTGGTGCTGATATACTTGAAAACAAATTGGCATACGCATATGCTGGTTTTGGTCAAACATCATTACTAGAATTCAGACTTGTTAACGTAATTGACGAGGTAGATGCCTCCGATTCTACAAATATGCAAATTGGAGATAATCTTCAGCTCCTTTCATTCGGTAAAGACTATGGAGACGATCCAAAATTCAATAATTGGATATACAACATCCCATCCAGTCACAATGTATCCAATATTAGTCAGGTAAACGTTAATACTTACCGAATTGTCATATTTGACTCATGTGTTTTCTATATTGACGAAGTTTTAATATTAAAGAATGCTAAGAATGAACAAACAGAAATAATTGTCAAACAAATCGAATATGATTCAACAAATGTAGAACAGATCTATTCTAATACTATTGTTGTTCAAGCTACAGGTAATATTCCTTTAAATTCAAATGTAATAACAAAAACTGTTACAAAAGCATCTCATAATTCTAACTACTTTACTGAAGTATCCAATTTTCCAGTAGGTATTCAAAACAGTTATATCGACAGAGATCAAAACTTCTTCTATGTAACTTCTTCTGGTCTACCAAACTATCCTATATTTGCGACAGACAATAAGGTATTTGTAAAAACAAGTTCTACCGAAGCCATAGACTCTTCTGGCACACCTTTACTTGGTGGTGGGTTTACTTATACTATTCAGTCTTTTGACGCTGCCAACGTCAGTCTAACATCACCACCACCTCTACCACACAACTATGTAACTGGTGATAAGATTTACTGGGATAATACAACAAATAGTGGAATTAATACTGGTGTTTACTTTGTAACTGCCATCAACCAAACTCAATTTTACTTATCATTTAGTGGTGCTGATGTATTTGCTCAGAAATATATTGCTGTAAGAACTTCAACCGATGGACAGTACATATACAAATCTGGTTGGGAGAATAAAACACTTAAGAATCAAAAAATAATTAGAAAGTATCCTTACATAAAAGAAGAGGAACTATTTGATGATCCAAACAAAAGAGAGATAAACAACCGAGGTATTGGATTGATGGCTAATGGTGTGGAACTATTCCCTCCTACAGTCTTTGATGAACAAATTTTTCATGGTGACATAACCAGTATTAAAGTAACAAATCCAGGCACAGACTATGATGTTATTACTGGGCCTCCTATGGTGGTTAATGATGCTCAGGGAACTGGTGCTATTGGTCATGTTAATGTGGTTGGATCATTTAGAGATATCAAATTAGTAACTCCTGGCATCGGATATCAAGAAAAACCAAAAATTACTGTAGAAGGTGGTAATGGATCTGGTGCAGTTTTAGAATCTAATCTTGTTAGAGGAAGTATTGTTGCAAATTTCAAGGCAGATGGATCATCTGTCAATACAACTGATGAGACTATTACATTTCAAGAAAGACATAATTTTGAAGTTGGTGAAGGTGTAGTCTATGATGCTAGAGGTAATACTCCTATTGTCAATGTTGTCAGTGGATCTACTTACTTTGCTGGCCCTGTAAGTGATAAAATAATAAAGATATACAATACTCCAGAAGATGCTAAATCTGGAATCAATACAGTTAATATTGGAAACATAAGTTTTGGTTTTCATAAATTTACTTCTCTTGAAGCAAAAAATACAATAACCAAGATCTATGTAAAAGAAAGTGGATCTGGATATTCAAATAGAAAGATAATTGTTCCAGCAAGACCTGTTAACGGAGACGTTCAATCTGGTATTAGTACATCTGACGATTATATACTGGCATACGATCATCATTTCAATAACGGAGAGATAGTTGAATATTCTACCGATGGAACTGTCGCTAGTGGTCTTTCTACAACCACTCAATATGCCATTAAAGTTATTGATAGCAATAAATTCAAATTATGTGATGTTGGGGTTTCCTCACAAAGAAATCTTACGAATTATAACAAAAATAAAACCACTGTAATTCGTGGTTTGGGTAGTGGTAAACATACTATAAAGTATCCTCCCATAGTAGTAAAGATTGAGAGTTTATCTGCTATTGGTAGCACAACTGTCATACAACCAGAGATAGATCCGTTAGTTTTAGGATCTGTAGACAATGTTTACTTGGAAGATGGTGGAATTGGTTATGGTTGCACCAATATCATGGATTTCCAAAGAAGACCTGATGTTGGGATCTCTACTGTTGTATTCCAGGCATTATTAAAACCAATTATTATTGGTGGATCTATAGTTGACGTTCAGATTCTTGCATCTGGTCAAGGATACAGAGAAGACTCTGATATTAACATATACAGTCCCACAGGAAGTTTTGCTGATGTTAGACCAGTCATTACTGGTGATAAAATTACTGGTGTTCAAATACTTGATGGTGGAATAGGGTATAGCAGTAGTGACACCACGTTAGATTTGCGTAACAGAGGTAAGTCTGCTAAGTTTATAGCTAACGTTCGTGAATGGAAGATCAACCAAGTTCAAAAGAATGATAATATCATCAACGTAGAAGATTCGATACTTACAAAACCAAGTACTAACCCAGAATATCAATTACAGACAATTGGAATGTATCCTCCACAAAAGTTGAGATATCAACTTGGAGATAACATTGATTCTGGTAACTTAGAAACACCTAATGCTTTCCATTCACCAATATTGGGATTTGCTTATGACGGTAATCCAATCTATGGCCCATATGGATATCAAACTCCTACTGGTGGTGCAATCAGAAGATTACAGTCGGGATATATTCTCAACACCTCTTTATTATCGGGTATAAGACCCCCTGGCTTTGCATTTGGATACTTTGTCAATGATTACATCTTTGACAACTCTGGCGACCTAGACGAGTTCGGTGGAAGGTATTGTGTAACACCACAGTTCCCTGATGGCACTTATGCATACTTCTATAGTGTAGATATTGACTCTAGTGGTGTGGCTAAACCAAAATATCCATATCTACTTGGAAACAAATTTAAAGATACTCCAATTGAAGAAAACTTTGTAACTTTCTTCAACCAAGACATTGATATTATCTCTAGAAATCTTACTAGAAACATATCACCATATTATCTTTCATATGGTAACTCTGATTATGAACTTATTGATGATGTTAAAGATGCCTTAAAACAAGAGTTTGAAGTTACTAAAACCAGAAGTGCTGGTATTACATCAGTAACTATTTTCTCCAGAGGAGATGGATATAAAGTAGATGATACATTAACTCTAGATGCCAAAGGTACAAATGGTTCTGGTGCTAATATTGTTGTAAGTGAACTTCTAGGTAAGGATATTGATACTGTAGAAATAGGTGTATCCACATTTGTCAACACTAGTTTAAGATTAAGTAATAGAGAAATAACAGGTGTCACTACAGAACCACATGATATTGTCAATGGTGAGATTATTTCGATAAGTGGCATAGACACATCTCAATTTACTGAATTTAACGGTCTTAGGAAGGTAAGTGTTGTAAGTAGGAGTGTAGGACTAGCAACTTACTTAGATAATGTTACAAATACTGGTGTAAGCACACATATATTTGTTACTGATACACGAGGGTTCTACCCAAGCGATACTTTAGGTATAGGAACAGAAAAATTTGTTGTTACTGGTATTGATACAAATTTCTCTAGACTATTTGTAAACAGAGAGAATTATGTTGGTGCTGCGATGACTCATGCAGCTGGATCTAACAACGTTATCTTAAAACCTAACAAGTTTTCTTTCCCTGTTGGTAATTCGACTGTAACTAAGTTTACTTTTGAAAATTATATAACCTATTTCAATCCACAACAAACAGTTGGTGTTGGTTCTACAGGAACTCATTATACACTTCCTTTAACTGGATTAAGTACAATACAAACTATAGAAAATAGATTTGTACCTCAACAAAGAATCTATATTAAAGATCACAAGTTCTTCACTGGTCAAAAACTCGTTTATAACATGGGTATTGGTGGAACATCTCTTGTTTGGGCAAAAGTTGCTGCTGGTGCTACATCTGGTGTCGGAACTGAGGTTCTTCCTGATGGTGATGTGTACGCAATCAACTTTGAACCTGATTATATTGGATTAGCTACCGTGGCATTCTCCACAGCTTCTGATGCGATATGGTTTTATAATGTTGCTTCCAATTCTGGGTATGCACACTCTTTGGCAACTGCATTTGACAAAGTAACATCCAAAGTTGAAAAATTCTTCGGAAAAGTAGGAGTTAAGTCAGATCATGAACTTGAAAGTGGAGATGTAATCACTATTGACGTTCTTCCTCAATCTACAGAAGATACGGTCATGAGATATGATCCAGTTCTTGCTAAAGTTACTACAAAACGTATTGGATTTGCCCGTTCAAGTTTTTCAGCTGATTTAACCCAAATAACGGTGCCTGATGATTTGCAAAATGGAGATAAAGTTGTTTACTACGATAATGGCAATTTCGTCAATGGATTAATTAATAATGAGACATATTTTGTTCTTAGAGAAAATACAGACTCTATAAAACTCTGTAAATACAAATCTGACGTATTTGACTCCAATCCTGTTACCATAACCAGTGTAGATGAAGCAAGTGCTGGTAATCTCAGCTTCCTTGCTAAAATAAATCCACCATTAGACTTTACGACTGGAAATACGGTAACATTCGACGTATCTGATCAGAGTCTTCTAGATATGCGATTGGACTTCTTTGAAGATGTTAATTTTAACAAGAAACTAGATGTTAACGGTACTAATGACACTGGATTCAATATTACTAGAAATGGCATCTCTGGAACCACTGATGCAACAGTAACTATCACAACAACCATTCCTTGGCCAAGAAAAACTTTCTACAGTCTTACACCTGTCGTTCCATCTGATACTAGAAAGACATTTGGATCATCTGATACTGATGTTGTTGGTAGGAACAACTTAACCTTCAATGATCTTGTCTTAAAAAATGAACATGAAATAATAAAAGTTGATGACAGGAATTTTTCATTCAACTTAAAAGAAAAACCACTAGAATCACAAAAGTTTGTTTCTAGAACTGGTGTAAGTACTATCACATACAGTACAACATCACCAACTGCTAGAGGGCCTATCTTTAAGACTAAGATAAACTTCCCAGGCAGAGGATACACTATCCTACCTAAAGTTATTGGTTTTGCAAGTACTCAAGGTCAAGATGGAATCGTAAAAGTATCATCACCTGATATTGGTAAGATAGATCTCATTGAAAGAATCAAAGACGGATTTGATTACCCTACAGACCCCACTCTATTACCATTCTTAAGTGTTCCAGCAATAGTTGATATAAGTGGTATTTCTAGAATAAATGAAGTTCAAGTAACTGATGGTGGAACTAGATACAATCAACCACCAATTCTGACTGTTCGTGGTAATAGTAATGTTCAAATTGCAGCTCATGTAGAAGGTGGATCTGTCAACAGAGTTGAAATAATTAAAAATGCTTTTGAATTTAAAGAGCCTTTAAGTATTATTACAACCAATAACTCAAATGGTTATGACATAGACGCTATCAGTCATAGTGGAACTACAGTTACTGCTGAATTACTATTAGATGCACAATTCAATATCCCAGTTGCAACTGGTTTTGCAACTACAGAAACTTCTTTACCATTTGCTATTGGAGACAAAGTATTTGTAGAGGGATGTAGATTAAAACCTTCATCTCTACTTGCTGGAGAAGCCAATTTTAACTCAACTGATTATGACTCCTCTTTCTACACAGTTACTGGTGTTAACACTTCAAATGCAACTGTACAGTTTAGTATGGCAGATGCGCCTGGAATATCTACAGTAACATTAGGAACTTACGATGATGACTTCACATTAGGGTCTATTGTTAACTTCAACGATATGGCGAAGTTTAATATGACCATTATTGATGATTCCAAATATTTGTCTGGTGAAAAGGTAACATCTAAGAAATTTGAAGGAATAGTTTCAGAGAATGGTTGGGATGTAAATATAGGTCAACTTAGATTAAGAGATACTATTGGAACTCTTTTACCAGGCGACACTTTGTTTGGTGAGGTTTCAAAGTTAGAAGGCGAAGTAAGAGATGTAAACAGATTTAGTGTTGAGACTACTCTTGGAGTTACTAGAGACAAAGTTTCTAAGAATGACATGAATATCGGTATTCTTAATGATTTCAGTCAAAGATTATCCGATAACTTCTACTTCCAAAAGTTCTCATACTCAATTAAGAGTAGATTGCCATATACAACATGGAAAGAATCAGTTAAATCTATTGTTCATCCATCTGGATTTTTAGAGTTCTCTGATCTTATTATCGAAAGTGATCCGATTGCAAATGCTCCTGCCATCGTAGGAATTGCTAAGTCTACCAACATGAAGGTAAAACCAGTTGATTCTTCTGTTGAACTTATTTTGAATATAGACAACGAAATGTATATGGGTAGAAGAGATAATTTTGCTATTGTTACAGAAGATGATCCTTTACCCGATGGATCAGTTCAAAGAATCTTCTTCCCAGAAGGCAGACCAATTAAGAGTTTCATCATGAACAAGACCAATAAAGTCTTGAATCTAGATGATATCTCCTCTGGTTTTAATGGATCTCATGATAGAACAGGAACATTGGTTGGTAGTAAACAGTTTGGATTGAGTGTAGGTGGAGTGCCTGTGTTCAAGAAATCATTCTTAGCTACTGGAGTTTTCACTCAAGTCGATCTACTTCTCAATACTATACAGATACAGAATCACGATTTCCAGACTGGACAGGCAGTTGCTTATGACACTCAGGGTGGAGATAGAATTAGTATTGCAACTACATCCCATACTACAGGGCCAAAAGACATCGTTATGTCTGTAGTCACATCTGGTATTGGTGGAAGTTCACTGTATGAGAATGGATATAATATTCAAATTCCAGGCCCAGTCACAGGAACTGCTGTGACAGAAAATCCTCCTGGCGCCTTGTTTAGAATATATGGATTTGGAAATGCAGATGGTGGTTTGCCTGGATTCACTACAACTGGATCTGATGCCAGATTCCAAGTTAAGTTTGACTTTGATCAAACCACTGGACAATGTATTTCGACTGCTGTAACTCTCATATCTGGTGGTAGAGACTACATCGTTGGTGATACTGTGGGTATTGCTGGTACATATCTTGGTGGTGCAACACCAGCAAACAACTTATTGTTCCCTGTTACTAAAACAACAGGATCTAGAGTTGGTATTGCAACTGTGTACTCTAGTCTTCCTTCAACTAATGATGGTGGTGGATCAGGTGCAACATTCAACGTCACTAGAGACGCTAACTTAGATATTTCTAAAGTTGAAGTCGTAACTGGTGGAACTGGTTACGCAACTACTAATGCGATCTCTATTGCAGGGACATATATTGGTGGTTCAACACCAGGCGACAATATTACATTAACTCCTGTAGAGTGTGGAACAAATGTTTTACCTGATGAGATGTTTGTTCAAAAAGTAGATGATCTTAAATTTAGAGTTGCTGGATTCTCCACATCACTACCATTTGACTTTACTGCTTTAGGAACAGGAACACACCTTCTCAAAGTTCAAGATCCAACCAAACAGACTTTGATTATGATTGATAATATTATTCAATCTCCTCTAACAAATAAGAGATTGAAGGTGACAGTATCTGAAGCAATTGGTATTAACACAGAAAGTATCACAATTAGTGCTGGAATTGGATCATTGACTAAAGGGGATGTATTGAGATTGGGTGAGGAATATGTTAAGGTTAAACAAATAGGAGATTCCACATTTGTTAATGCCAGAACAGCAGAACTTGAAAATACTGTTGATAATGATTTCTTCTATGACACCAACAGATCCAACTCTACGGTTATCAGAATTTCCGATACTTCGGTGACTCTCGATGATAACCCTCCATATTAACTATAAATAAAGAAAAAACGTTTTTAAGTAATGGCTAAACAAGGGATTAGTACTGGTTCGGCTCCCAATGATGGGACGGGCGATACCCTATTGGCAGGGACTATTAAGATAAATGATAACTTTAATGAGATATATGATAAGTTCGGAGACGGTACTAATCTTGTAAGTTTTGTTTCTTTTGCTAGTACTGCTGGGTATTCTACCAACTGTGGTATTGCATCAACCTCAGTTCTTGCTGGTCTTGCTGCAAGTGTCACAGGTAATATTGATATCAATACAACTGGTGTCGTAACAACAAGTTATGCTGATATCGGGAAAATAACAATTCAACAGCCTGGTGCAATTACAGATGGGCCTGTTGAAGTTGGTTTTGCTGCAACGATGTTACGAATCAAAGCTGATGGTATGGTCGGCATTGGAACATCACTTCCAACATCACAAATGGAGGTTGTATCTTTTTCAAATGAAAGACCTACAATATGGGCAGTTGCAAAAGGAAATGCTCATGGATTCCGAGTATCTGATCAAGATGTAAGTGATAATAAGTCATTTGTAGTTACTAATGAAGCATACACTGGTATAGGATCTACTGCTCCAACGTGTAGACTGGATGTTAAAGGTGATGTTTTAGTCAGTGGTACAAGTACATTAACAGATCAAGTTAACTTTAATTCTGATATTACAGAAAAAGTTGTAGGAAACTTTAGTGATGTTATGACTGTCAGTGCAGGCGGGACTTTCACGATTGACGTTTCACAGGGATCTGTAATATGTGGTGTTGCAACAACATCTATCAGTTCATGGGCATTTACAAATGTAAGTGGTCAGAACAGTAAAGCAACCACATCAACACTTATCATCAATGCTGGAGTTGGATATACATATGGTGATACTGTAACAGTCAATGGAGCAGCTGTTGCAGCGGGTATTAGATGGGTAGGTGGAAATCCTCCGCCAGCCACGTCAAATGAAGATATTTTAACGTTCAGTGTCATCCGAGATAGTACTGGAGTTACGAGAGTATATTGCAGTAGTTCTATTAACATTAGTTGAGGGAAACGATTAAATGCCAAGGACTACGCCTGGATCAGGAGCCCTCTTAAAACCATCTTTCGATTCATTCTATGGAGTAAGCTCTATAGAAGTTCTGAGTGGGGGAACAGGTTACGCAAAAACAGATCCACCCAAAATCGTAATTGAAGGGACATCATCTCCAACCACAGAAGGAGTATTTTTCCCAGTAATAAGTGGTGTCGGAACTATATCACAAATTATTATATTCAAGTCTGGATTAGGTTACTATCCAGTCTTTAGTACATCCTCATCTTCCGAGATTGCTGTGGAGAGGGGTGCTTTTGGTACACAAAATGCTGGGCATGCTGCTGGAATCGCATATTCAGTATTTGCTGGTGATTACAATATTGTTGACGATAATATATTCTTTACTGATGCTCCTTACGGTAAATCTGGCCCTGTTGGTTTACAAACTGGATCATCATTTTCTGGTAGATTATTTTCTAGAAAATTAGATCCTTTTGATGAAAAAGATCAGAATGTAATTTTAGATGATATATCATTAGATTTTACAGGAGTTGCTGGAACTCAATTCACTTTATCTGAAAATACTGGTGTTGTAACTGCACTTTACAATAGTGTTAATACTGGTGTAGATATAAACAATAATCCATTTATTTTAATTAACAATATTGTCCAAACTCCAGGCCTTGATTTTGAAATAGTAGATTCCACAACAAACAAAATTAATTTCTTAAGTGGAGTTCCTAGAGCGGGAAGAATAAGTAAAGTAGGACTTCAAACTGGATCTGGATATTACTTACCTACTAAAGCTGCAGCGAGAGTTGGTGTAGGTACAACTGGTAGTCTTGAATTTATTCAAATAGAAGGAAAGGGGTTAGGATATAGAACATTACCAGAAATAAGTGTAAGATCATCTCAAGGTTATGGTGCAAGTGTTACTGCTTTTCTTGGAACATCATCTGGAAGTGCAGTTGCAATTTCTACAGCAACTTATAATCATATTGCTGGTGTTGCTACATTTAACACTGGTGCCGTATCTCATGGATTTGAAATAGATGACAGAGTAAGAATTACAGGTGCTGGATTTACATTTACTCCTGTATCTGTTGCAAGAAATATCAATACATTTGGATTTAATTATATCTCAGGTATCGCAACTATTGGTGTAACTGGTGGACATTACATAGGTACGTCAACTAATCAAAGTAGAAGTTTATTACTTCAGGGTATTCAGGTAAGTGATGGTATTACAACATATACTCTCAGAGAGGACGCCTATCCAATTACAGAAGTAATTGATAGTCTTAACGTCCTAGTCAATTTAGGCATCTCTACACAACCTTTATCATATGAAGGAGGTGGAACTGTTCGTGCTGGTGTTGATACTGCTATCATGGAAGGTAGAAACGTAGTAGGTTTCGACATCATAGGAATAACTACAAATACCTTTGAAACATTTGTCGGTATATCATCTTTTGCACATCTGTATGTTTCTGGTGGTGTAATAAACAGAGCAGAAGCGGGTATTATTACAAACTTTAGTATTGTTGAAGGGGGAACTGGATTCTACAGACCAAGAACTATATCTTTCTTAGATCAAACTCCTGTAAATGGAATCACAACTATTACTGCTTTTGGTGATCAAGATGGATCTAGTATCAATATATCTGGTGTAGATTATGAATCATTCTCTGGAATTGCAACTATTACTTCTGCATCTGCTCATGGATTAACAACTTCAAGTGTTGTTAAATTAGCTGGCATTGCATTTAGTACTGGTTTTGGAGATATAACATTCCCATCAGATGCACAAAAATATTTTGGTGTTACAGGAGTCATAAGTGCAACAAACTTTACTGTAAGCATCGGTGCTGCGATGACCACTACTGGTATCCATACTGCACAAGCTGGAGTCGGATCTTTTATACCATTTGAAGGTCATGGACTAGAAACTGATGATTATATTCAAGCAACAGGTATCGCAGTAACATTTACAAGTGCTCCTGCTGTTCAAGTTGGTGATGTTGAGTATGATGAGAGATCTGGTATTGCAACTGTTACAACGAGAAGAAATCATAATCTAACAGAAGATGATTGTGTTGTTCTTTCTGGTATCGCATTTACTTGCGATTATGACCCTGCCCTAGGCGTTTCTAGTGCATTATATGATAATACAACTGGAGTTCTAACTGTCACCACTGCCGCGCCTCATGGCTACAAGGTGGGTAAAGATGTTGTTATGTCTGGTCTTGCATTTACATGTTCTTTAGATAATGGTGCATATCAACATTATTATCCAAGAAGTAGATCAACTGCATACGATACATCTCTCCCAATTACAGGTTATGCTGGAACTGGACTTTCAATAGACGTAGGTATATCTCGTGTTAAAAATCAATATGTTCATAGATTTGAGGAAGCAATCACTGGTGCATTAGTATATGGTGGAGATTATCCTCATCAATTCCTTCGTGCAGAAGAAGGTGCATTGTTAACTGGAGGGCCATATCTACATGGTTTCTATAGTGCAACTGCAACATCCACATTTGCTGGTGGTGATTATGCACACACATATGTAAGTTCTGATGAGAAAACAATAAAAGTTGGTGGTGATTATGCACATACATTTGATTCTTCTGATGCCGATTCAATCAGTGTAGTCGGAGGCGGAACCACCACCCCTACAGGTGCCGACTACACTCCTAGCACTGGTTCACTGATATTAACTGTCGCCAATCATGGTTTAACAGGCCCCACACAACATTCAATCACAACTGCAAATTATAACCCAATAGTGGGTATCTTAACTGTTACTGTTCCTAGTCATGGATTTGGAAATGGTGACTTAGTTAGAATTGCAGATAATTCTATTGGTTGGAAGTGTTCATTGGATGCATTTACAAGTACCAAATATTATCCAAGATCAACAGATCCATTAAGTAATAATTGGGTTCCAATATCAAACAAGACAACAGATACTTTTGAAGTATTTGCTGGTATTACTACTAGATTAGATTACACTGTATCAGGAGCAGACTACACACCATCTGTAGGTGTCATGACTATGAGTATTGGAACTCATGATTTGACTGCTGGACAGAGTATCAAGTTTAAAGATAGTTCATTAGGATTCACATGTACTGCTGACCAAAATACTGTAGTAAAATATTATCCAAGATCAAAAGATCCAACTTATAATACTGCTGTTCCAATCACAGGCGTAGCTGGAACTACTATCACAGTAAATGTAGGTATATCAACAATAGTCAAGTACAATATCAGATTTGCTAGTTATACTCCAGCGTCAGGTATAATGACTGTTTCTCTTGACAGATTACATGGTTTCCAAGCTGGAGAATCAATTAAATTTAAAAATGGTTCTGTTGCTTTTAAATGCGAACAAGATGGTTTCCAAAGTAACCACTTCTATCCAAGACCAACTGATCCTTACTATGATAAACCAGTAACTCTTGTTAGTGCTGCTGGTACTGAATTTGTTGTTAATGTTGGTGCAACAGGTGGAGCAAATATGTACCAATTCTTACCCAACCAAGGTGTTGCCGTTGAGGGGGTTATTGCTGGTGGTGATTATCCATATACTCTATCTGGTGTTGGAACTGATGCAGTCATTACTGGTGGTGGAGACTATACCCCATATTGGTATCAAAGTTCAGTTGTAAACGCTGTAGAGAGGCCTTCTCAACAGGTTCAAATTGCAGAGGGGTCATTAAACTTTAAGTGTGCTAAAGATAATTACGCAACTGTTCACGCATATCCTCGTAACACAGACCCAGCGTATAATACAAATCTAGGAATCGTTTCTGCAACTACCAACACCTTTGAGGTGAGAGTTGGGCCTTCTACAATACAGGAACGTTCTATATCAACATCAACATACAATCCTGCTACAGGTGAGTTTACAATGACTGTTGGTGCTGGACACTCGTACATAAATGAATCGGCTCATACAATTTCGACGGCAACGTATAATGCTAGTACTGGTGTACTAGAACCAACCATATCTAATCA